CGCTGCCCGATACGAAGACATCAAGTCGCGTACTGGCGAGCGCAACCGTCGAGCCTCCGCAGCCGGTCGCGACATCGGCAGCATCCCGCCGGTCAAGGACGCCAAACGCCGGGACGCTTGCCGGTCGTCCTTCCGCCAGTTCTGCGAGGTCTACGGCGCTGAGTCGTTCCCTCTGGCGTGGTCTGCTGACCATCTGACGGCTATCGCCAAGATCGAGGCTGCGGTGCTGCGTGGCGAGTTGTTCGCTTTCGCCATGCCTCGTGGCTCTGGCAAGTCAACGCTGTCGATCTGGGCGTGCCTCTGGGCTTGCCTGTACGGGCACCGCTCGTTCGTGATGCTGGTCGGCTCCGACCAAGCGATAGCGTGCCAGATGCTCGACACGCTGAAGAGTCACCTAGAGCAGAACGACCTTCTTGCCGAGGACTTCCCGGCGGCGTGCTATCCGGTACGTGCGTTGGAGGGCATCACGGCTCGGGTGCGTGGTCAGACGTGCGAAAGCGAGCCTACGCACATGGGATGGACGGCGGACAAGGTGACAATGCCGTGGATCGGCAATGCTGCGTCTGCTGGTGCCGCTGTGCGAGTCGCTGGCATCACTGGGCGTATCCGTGGCGTCAGTCACACTCGACCGGACGGAAAGACGATACGTCCTGACCTGTGCCTCATAGATGACCCGCAAACGGATGAGAGCAGTGCGTCGCCTTCTCAGGTGGCAACCCGTGAGCGCATCCTCGCCGGTGCCATCCTCGGGCTATCCGGTCCCGGCAAGAAGATCGCCGGCTTGGCGACGATCACGGTCATCCGTCCTGACGACCTGGCTGACCGGCTGCTCGACAGGATGCGTCATCCATCGTGGCAGGGCGAACGCACCAAGCTTGTCTACGAGTGGCCGACCGCGGATGAGTTGTGGGGACAGTATGCCGAGATGCGGCGAGAGGGCCAGCGTAGCGGTGAAGGCACCGCAGCTGCTGATGCGTTCTATGCCAGCCAGCAGGCGACGATGGATGCCGGCTCTCGAGTTGCGTGGCCCGAGCGGAAACACGACGACGAACTCACGGCGATACAGCACGCATGGAATCTGCGGATTGACCGTGGTGAGTCAGCGTTCATGGCTGAATACCAGAACGCACCGCTGGCGGATGACATCGCCAGCGACAAGCTAGACAAGCGGTCGCTCGCCGCCAGGGCGTTGACGCTGCCGCGTGGCGTCGTGCCGCTGTCGCACCAGACACTCACGGCGTTCATCGACGTTCAGCAGAATCTTCTGTACTGGCTTGTCTGTTCGTGGGGCGAGTCCTTCGGCGGTCACATCGTGGCCTACGGCACATACCCAGACCAGACAAGCACGTTCTTTGAAGCCAAGAACGCCAAGAAGACTCTTGCCATCGCAGCCAAGGGCGCGGCGTTTGAAGGTGCGTTGTCGTCTGGCCTTGAACAATTGTCGCAAATCCTGCTTGGCAAGGAATGGCTGCGTGAAGACTCCGTGCCGATGCGTGTCCGTCAGGTGTGCATCGACGAGAACTGGCAACAGTCCACCGAGGTCGTGCGGACGTTCTGCCGGCGGTCTGTGTTTGCCGCAAGTCTGCTGCCGACTCGTGGCAAAGGCATCGGTGCCTCGGGCGGCTCGCTCACAGAGAAGAAGGGGCGCGGCGAAAAGTTAGGGCTGAACTGGGTCATTCGGCAGACTGCCACCAACCAGCGCTATGGCACGTATGACACAAACTACTGGAAGACATTCAGCGCGGCTCGGTTACGGCTGACGCTTGGCGATCCCGAGGCAATCACGCTTCACGCTGGCGAGCACGACATGCTCTGCGAGCACCTTACAAGCGAGTTCCCGGTTAGGACTGAGGCGAGGGGCAGGGTCGTAGACGAATGGAAGCTGGACAGCCGGCGAGAGAATCACTGGTGGGACTGCTTGGTTGGCTCTGCGGTGGCGGCGTCGATCGCGGGTGTGCATCCAACGGCGACAGAGGCGGGAGGACGGCAGCGGAAGAAGGTAACAATCCCGAGCAACGAGAGTGGCAGGAAAGTCATCCAGCTGAAGAGGCTCGGGAAATGATCAACGTCGTCAGCGTCGATGGACTTGAGCCTCGTGACTTGTTCGCCATCCGCTCGCGGCTGACGAAGCCTGACAGCGAGTTCAACCGGGAAGTCTCTGGCGTTCTTGAGGGCGAGTCGTCCAGCTGCACGCCGATTGCCGTCTGCCACATCGACGGTGCTCTTGTCGGCTGGGCCTGCTCGCACATCTGGCGAGATACGACGACGCTGGAAATGTTTGTCGATCCTCGGCACCGGGTCTCGTGCGTCGCATTGGCACTGTCTGCGTCTCTGGTCATTCACGGGACGATTGACCGCAACAAGTCGCTGGCGGTGTTCGCTCCTGCCACTGCGGCGATTGCCAGAAAGCTTGGCGTTCTCAATGTTGTTGAGTACGAGCGGTCAGGTGCGGATTGGGTCAAAGTCTGACGGCATACCCGGTCTGATTTGCTTGACGCAAGCGATAGCGTTGCTCGCATGAGCGACGAACTACGCGCAAAGATCGCCGAGACGGCATCCGGTCCAAAGCGAGTCCGCACCGATGCGGGCGAAGTCGAGGCACAGGACGTCGCCTCAATGATTGAGGCGGACAAGTACCTCGCCGCAAAGGCTGCGAGCACCGGCAGCAACACGCGGCGTGGTCTGCGGTTCAACAAGCTTATTCCGCCGGGGACGATCTAACGTGGGCATGCTTGGCAACCTGTTTTCGCGTGGGAACAGGCCGCAGCCTGCGGCGGTGCCAGTGCGTGTCCGTGCGAAGTTTGACGCCGCCGAGCGTGGCGACGATTACCGCCACTGGTCAGCCGCTGACGCATTCGCAGCTGATACCGCACTGTCGCCAGAGAAGCGACGGACAATGCGGAATCGGGCTCGCTACGAGAGACAGAACAACTCATACCTCGCTGGCATGTCGGCCACGCTCGCCAATGATTTGGTCGGCACAGGCCCACGGCTCCAGCTGCAATTCGGCGACGACGATAGCGCTCGGATGGTTGAGCGTGCCTTCTTTGACTGGTCGTGGCAGATCGACCTTGCGTCGAAGCTGCGGACGATGCGTGAGGCTCTGGTCGTGGACGGCGAGGCGTTCGCCATGATGATTACCAATCCACGGATGCCGGGCGTGCAGCTTGACATTCGGCTCGTTGAAGCCGAGATGGTAAGCGAGCCGGTCAATCCAGTGAGCCCCAGCGTTTCGCCTGATGGGTCAACGGTTGACGGGCTGGAGTTTGACGCTGTCGGCAACGTCGTTGCATATCGGGTGCTGAACTACCACCCAGGCGCAAACTTCCGCATCAACGCTCTTGAGTACCAGCGCGTACCAGCAGCGCAGATGGTGCATTGGTTCCGACCGCTGCGGCCTGGTCAGCACCGTGGCATGCCCGAGGTGACGCCGGCGCTCAAGCTCTTCGCGCAACTGCGGCGATACACCGAAGCGGTATGTGCTGCTGCCGAGACTGCCGCCGACTTCGCTGGCTTCCTTCGCACGAACTCGCCAGCCGCAGAGGTGGACGAAGTCGAGGCATTCGCCGAGATGGCGATTGAGAAGCGGACGATGGTCACGCTGCCAGACGGTTGGACGTTTGAGCAGTTGAAGGCAGAGCAGCCGACATCGACTTACGCGATGTTCAAGCGAGAACTCATCCAAGAAATTGGGCGTTGTCTCGGGCTTCCATTCAACGTGTCTGCGCTGGACTCGTCGTCATACAACTACGCATCCGGTCGCATGGACCATCAGGTCTATTCGACAACGCAGAAGATCATGCGTGACGATCTTGAGCGCAAGATGCTCGACCGTCTGCTTGAGGCGTGGGTCAATGAAGCCACGCTCGCTGGCTACGTGCCGCAAGGAGTCCCGCCTTTCTCCGAGTGGGATTGGTCTTGGCAGTGGGACGGCAAAGAGCACGTTGACCCTGCCAAGGAAGCCAACGCTGCCGAGACAAGGCTCAGAAATCACACGACCACGCTGGCGGCAGAGTACGCCAAGCAGGGCAAGCAATGGGATGTCGAGTTGAGGCAGCGTGCCGCCGAGGTGGCGCTGATGGATGAGCTTGGCTTGTTTGTCGATTTTACGCCTGAAGTGAACTACGGCGGAACTATGGACGAGAACGGCAACCCGGATAACAACGCATGAACGCAATCAAGCTTGATTCTGGCGTCGAGTTCCTGCAAGCCGCCGAAGGCGAATCGGCACCGGATGGCAAGAAGTTCCGCATCGTCGCTTATACCGGCGCTCAGATTCGTCAGGGCTGGAGCCGTGAGCCGGTCGTGATTGACATGGCTGGCATGCAGCTGCCGGCGACTGTGCCGGTTGTGCTCGGGCATGACTACACGCTCGGCAGCATCCTCGGGCAGGGTCGCCCGTTCTTCGAGGCTGGGCAGTTGATCGTTGAGGGCGAGATTCTCGCCCAGAATCCCAACGCCGAGCAAGTCGCTGCACTCGCTGCCGCTGGCTACCAGTTCCAAGCAAGTGTCGGCGCTGACGTGCGTCGGCACCAAAAGATCGACGCTGAAGGCGTCACTCAAGTCAACGGAGCCGCCCATGTTGGGCCGGTTCGTATCGTCAAAGCCTCTGCTCTGCGAGAGGTTTCGTTTGTAACCCTTGGCGCTGATTCGCAGACCAGCGTCGCCATCGCGGCTGAAGCCGACGAGGAGTTTTCTATGGCGGACCACGCCACCCAGACGCCCACCGAAGAGCCCGTTGTGGCTGCGGTGGAAGCCACGGCGAGTGTCGCCGTGGAAGCCAAGCCCGAAGTCGATCACGCCGAAGTGATTGCTTCTCTCACCAAGAAAGTCGAACAGATGGAAAAGCTGATCGCGACCCGCGACGAGCGTCCCTCGGCTCCTGCCGTCCACATGGCACAGCCGACCGCTCGCACGCCCGAAGTCATCGAGGCAGCGTTCGCCCTCCAGGGCAACCTGCCGAACGTCGAGAAGCAGTACGACGCCAAGACCCTCGAGGCCGCTGCAAAGATTCAGCGGACGACCAGCCTTGGCGAAGTGCTCCTCTCGGCTGCCGAGGAAGGTGGCTACACAGGGCCTCGCCGGGTGTCTGCTGCGACGCTGCGTCCGATCCTCGCTGCGGCGTGGGCGACCCACAGCATCAGCGGCATCCTGTCGAGCACCGTCAACAAGTTCCTCCTCGCCGGCTTCAACGGCGTTGAGTCCTCGTGGCGGTCAATCTCGTCTGTTCGCAGCGTCAACGACTTCAAGACCGTGACGAGCTACCGGCTCAACGGCGGCATGAAGTTCCAGAAGGTTCCCAACGGCGGCGAGATCAAGAACGCCGGTCTCAGCGATGAGAGCCGGACGATCTCGGCAGAGACCTACGGCATCATGACGAGCGTCACTCGCACTGACCTCATCAACGATGACCTCGGTGCCCTGACCGCTGCCCCGCAGCGGATCGGTCGTGGTGGTGCTCTCGCTCTGAACGATCTGTTCTGGGCGGCGTTCCAGGACGACTCCAGCTTCTTCACCACGGCTCGTGGCAACAAGAAGACGACTGCCGGTGCTCTCTCGCTCGCGAACCTCAAGGCTATCGCCACGATGTTCCGCAAGCTGAAAGACCCGGACGGCAACCCGGTTGCTGTTGAGCCTCGGGTTCTGCTCGTTCCGGCTGACATCGAGTTGGCTGCTGCCGAGATCATGGGCTCCTCGCTCCTGATCAGTGGCAACACGACTGCGGCTCCTAACGTGAACGTGCTTGCCGGGCGGTATCAGGTCGTTTCGACCAGCTACCTGTCCAGCGCCGAGGACTACTACCTCCTCGCCTCGCCGGCTGATCTGCCGGTGATGGAAGTGGCGTTCTTGAACGGCGTTCAGTCGCCCATCGTTGAGACGGCGGAAGCCGACTTCTCGACGCTCGGCGTGCAGATGCGTGGCTACTTCGACGTTGGCGTTGCCAAGGCCGAGTACCTCGCCGGCATCAAGGCCGACGTGTCGTGATCTGAAGACAAACCGTGACCGCCGGGCGGGAGCCCAAGCCCGCCCGGCGGCATGATTCCCAACCAAACCCATACCAAGGAAAGTAGGTGATCTCATGGCTGATTATGTTCAGGGCGACTGCCTGTTGGACTACACGCCGTCTTCCGCAGTTGCGGCTGGCGACGTTGTCGTGCTTGGCGATCTCGTGACCGTTGCTCCTCGGGCTATCGCTGCCAACGCACTCGGTGCCGTGGCAATTGAGGGCGTGTTCACGCTGCCGAAGGCTTCCGGTGCGATCTCGCAGGGCGTGATCGTTTACTGGGATTCCACCAACAGCAACATCACCACGACTGCCGGCAGCAACAAGCGGGCTGGCAAGGCTGCGTACGCTCAAGCGAGCGGCGACACGACCGTCAAGGTGTTGCTCAACCAGGGCTGATCCTGTCCCGTCCCATTGCAAGCCGCCGGCCAGCGCGTTTCATCCTTTCCGCCTGGCCGGCGGTCTTGTAGTTCGAGGTGCCTATGTCCGACCTACTCGCCAGCGGTGCGTCTTGGCTCGCAGGCCAGTTGTCGGCGAGTGCGTCGCGGTCTGTCCGCTACGCTCGAGGTGCGGACTACGGCACTGTCAGCGCCACAATCGGCACAAGTCGCTTTGAGTCGCAGGGCACCAGCGGCGTGATTGAGCAGTGGGAAAGCCGTGACTTCGTTATCAAGGCTGGCACGCTGCCCTTTGGCGAGCCGCTGCGGCATGACAAAATCATTGACACGATCAACGGCGTGGACATCACATACGAGGTGACGAGCCCGCGTGGCGTCCCAGTGTTTCACTACGGCGACGCATTCCGTCAGACGGTGCGAGTTCACACGATTGCCACTGCCGAGGCAGCACAGGTCGCTTCGACGCTCAGGCGTCGCTTCTGGGGCTCGTTTGCTGCCACGACCATCACTGACGCCCAGATCGTCGCAAGCCTCGCTAATGACCTCGCAGGCACTCGGGCACAGTCGAGGACGATCACAGCACAGACTGCGTATATCTACGTCGTTCTGCCGACGAGTTTTGGCGTACCGACGTTTTCTGTCAGCGGATTGACGTCGTCCGCATGGGAGACGACGCAGCGGACGATCACGTTCGCTGGGCAGACGGCGTTGTCCTACGGCATCCATCGCTCGACGTATCCGATCACGGGAACCGTCAATCTGGTGGTCACATGACGCAGATTCGAGGCACAAACGTACTCGCGCCGGTCGTGCCGTTTGACACGACTGACGCTCACGCCTCGCACGAGGCACGCTACGGCAAGGGTGGCTACCGAAGCGTTGCCGACGTCGCAGAGAGAGACGCGATCCCGCAGCTGCGGCGTGAAGCCGGGATGCTGGTGCTGACGCTGAGTGACGGCAAGTTCTGGAAGCTTGCTGTCGATCTTGCAGCGTGGTCTGAGATTAGCCTTGCTGGTCCGCAGGGACCGCAGGGTGTGGCTGGCGCGGCTGGTCCTCAAGGACCGGCGGGTGTAGCCGGTGCGCGAGGCGACACGGGAGCCACTGGTGCGACAGGACCGCAAGGCCCGCAGGGCGTTGCTGGCGTGCAAGGGCCAGCTGGTCCAACTGGGGCAACGGGTGCTGCCGGTACGAAAGGCGACATTGGATTGACTGGGCCGCAAGGGGCACCGGGCGTGGCTGGTGCTACTGGCTCTACAGGTCCGCAGGGACCGCAAGGCCCAGCAGGCGTAAAGGGAGACACCGGCGCAGCAGGGGCGAAAGGCGATGCCGGTGCGACCGGCCCGCAGGGCGTGCCTGGTGCTGCTGGTGCTCAAGGGCCAGCAGGACCGCAAGGCGACACAGGTCCGCAGGGACCGGCAGGCGTTGCTGGCGCCGTTGGTCCGCAAGGACCGCAAGGAGTTGCAGGAGCAACAGGTGCTACTGGTCCTGCTGGATCAACAGGGGCAAAGGGCGACACGGGGCTGACAGGCCCGCAAGGACCGACCGGCGCGGCTGGCCCTCAAGGACCACAGGGACTGACTGGTGCTACTGGTCCGCAGGGACCACAAGGTGCGACCGGTCCTGCTGGCGTCCTTGACGACGCGACGATTGACGGCGGCGCGTACTGACTTAGCCGGTCTGAAAATCAGCAGCAGGCGTGACAATGCCAGCCAAGAGGAAACCACGAAATGCCGACTTTTGAACAGCTGCCGGGCGATTTAACGGTCACGTTCGTGGTTGGCGACGAGCTCAACTTCACGCTCGGACTCGGCACCAGCGTGACGGGCTATTCGTTCACGGCAGGCGTCTACGTCGTCAGCACCAACGGCTTTTTCGGTGGTGGCGGCGGCACGATCAACGCTGTCGGTGCGACTGCAATCACGCCTACGATCACTGTCGTGAACGCTTCTGCTGGCACGCTGGCATGGGGCGTGACTGAGGAACAGACCGCCACGCTGTCGCCTGCAATCAAGTATCGGCATTTCGTCCGCTGGGTGGCTCCCGGTGGCATCACTCGCACCATCGTCAGCGGTGACTTCGTACCAAAGGCGCCGTGATGGACATCTCAGTAAACGTCACGAACGCTGGTGCAGCGAACGTCGCCGTGTCCAACGGCTCGACCGTTAGCGCCACTGTCGGCAATGGTGGCGTGGTCAACGTCGCTCTCGGCACGATCTCGCCCGGCAACGCGACAGTCGTCAGTGGCACGCTGACAATCAACTCGACGCAGACTCTCGCTGCGGGCTCATCTGCCTACGCAAAAAACGTCGGCACGGCCTACGCTGCGAGCATTGACCTCGGCATCCCGGCTGGGCCGGCGACGCTGGTAAGCGTTGGAAATACCACGACTCTCACCGCGGGCAGCAACGCCACTGTGACGAGCAACGTGAGCGGCAGCAATCTGACGCTGGCTTTTGGCATTCCTCGAGGCGCCAACGGCATCAACGGCGTCACGCCGAGTTTCGCCATCGGCAATGTGGTGACGGGTGCAGCAGGCTCGTCTGCGTCAGTGACGGCCACGACGACGAACAGTGGCGCGAACGTGACGCTAGACCTCACTATCCCGCGTGGCGATCCAGGCACCAGCGGTAGCAACGGGGCGAACGGCACATCGATCACGCTCTCGGACGGCACGCCTGCGAACCTCGGAACGGCGTCGGCTGGCAGCAGCAGCTTGGCGGCCAGGGCAGACCATACGCACAACCTGCAAACTACCTTCGCCTACGCGAACCTGTCGGGCACGCCTGCCAACTTTCCCACAAACACGACGCTGGTCTCTGGGCTGTCGTCTGGCTACTCGGCCGCCAACCACGCACACAACTACGTCACCTCGCTGAACAACCTGACGGGCGGACTGACGCTGGCGGCTGGCAGCAACGTCACGCTGACGGCGAACGGCTCGACGCTGACGCTGTCGAGCGTGGGCGGGCTGGGTGCGAACGACGCTGTAGACGGTGGCGATTACGTCGGGCAGATTGTCAACGGCCTCACGTTCGGATCGCAGCCACAGAGTGCTACGTCTGGCGTGTCTCTGATTAGCTGGACATCGCAAAACGCGCCAGCAAACGTGACGCTAACAGGCGTGTCGTACCAGAACGGAATATGGTTTGCGCTCGCCAATGGAAACATCGCCACATCCACAAATCTATCATCGTGGACTACTGCTACGCTTCCCGGCGGGCATGAGCCACGCGAACTGGCCTATAAGTCGTCTGGAAACTACGTTGTCGTTGGCAAGGGCAGATCGACCGGCGCAGATGACTCGCCGCTCATTGCTTACAGCACAAATGGTTCTGTGTGGCAATCGGCAACTGCGTCTGCCCCCATCTACGCAGACTTTACTAGCGTTGCCGTTGGATATGGCTTGTATGTGGCAGTCATGCGGTATCACGGATTAATGACTGCTGGCAATGGCACGCCAATCGTGTCTTATTTCCATACGTCAAGCGACGGTGTGTCGTGGACCGAGAGGCAGTATTCCTCTGCCCTTGGATACCGCGGCCCAGTGACAGACATTGCGTTTGGAAACGGCCTCTTCGTTTCAACGCTTCTCAACGGATACACGCTTTCAGGCAGTACGTATACGACAACGCTGACCACGTACATGACATCAAGCGACGGCATAAATTGGTCCAACCGGACGCTTCCAGCATCGGGCCAATATGTCAGCGTTGCGTATGGCTCCGGCGTTTTTGTGCTTCTTCCAGAATCTGGCAACACCGTCTACACGTCTGCCGATGGAATCAGCTGGACGGCCCGGTCGCTGCCAGTGTCTGGGTCGTGGTCGCGTGTCCGAAGATGCGGTTCTTTCTTTGTTGTCACGTCTTCAAGTGCCTCAACGGTAGTGCTTGTCAGCAGCAACGGGACAAGTTGGTCGCAGGGCACGCTTCCATCCTCTTCGGCGATGCTGTCGTCTGCCGGTGATGGAACAACGCTGCTGGTGGCGGGCACTTCGACGATGGCGAGGTCGGCTCTATCGCAAGGCACGGCAACTTTCACAGCGTATGCATCGATTGCTAGCGGTGCGTCTGTGTCTTACCAGTGGCAGCGGTCGTTTGACGCAGGCACAACGTGGACTGACATCACTGGTGCCACGTCATCCACGCTCTCGCTCACTGGTCTGACGACTGCTGACTCTGGCACTCGATACCGTGCCGCAGCGTCGGCCACTGGTGCGACGACCGTATACAGCCAATCCGCAACGCTCACAGTCTCTTGAGGTGAAACATTCCAAACAAGATAACCCCCAAGCGTTCGTGGACAGCCAACGCCGTACCCACAACCAGCGATTTGGTTGCCAACGAAATAGCTTTCAATTTCCAAGACAACAAGCTGTTCACGCGCAACCCGACCACCGGCAACATCGTCAGCGTGACGCTTGGCGGCGGTGGCGGTGGCGGCTCCGCAAGCATCGTTGAGGCGACGACAGTGGCCGGTTTTCCCGCGACGGGCAGCGCAGGAACCATCTACCACGCGACTAATGCTCGACGCCTTTATTTCTGGGACTCGTCAGGCGTGTACGTCGAAGCAGGAACTTCTGGCGGCGGCGGCAGCAGCAGCGCCGCAATCTCATGGTCATCCGTTCCATCGTCCGCAACGGCAACGGGAACTGCCGGCCAGATAGCTTATGACGGGTCGTATTTCTATCTCGCGTCTGCAACCAACACATGGGTTCGTGCGGCAGTATCAACCTGGGTGCCATTTGCACCAACCGCCATCACCGGCCTGCAACTCTGGCTGGACGCGAGCGACGCATCAACGCTGTACGACGCCACTACCGGCGGCTCGCTCGTCTCCGCCAACGGCGCGGTTGCTAGGTGGGAAGACAAGTCTGGCAACTCGCGCCACGCCACGCAGTCAACTTCTGGATACAGGCCATTGCGAAAGACGGCGCAGCAAAACGGGCTCGCCGCGCTGGAGTTTTCTGCGAGCAGCAATCAGCGAATTGCCGTCTCTGGCAGTGCGGCATCGCTTAACTTCCTGCACGCCAGCGCGTACACGATTTTCTGCGTCGTGCGTGCTGGCCTAGCTGCATCGCCCAATATGCTGAATCCAATTGTCTCGACGATCAGTACGTTTTCTGGGCTCCCCGGAATGGCGATTTACCACGACGACCGCTCAAGTATTCCCCGCTCAAGCAGGATCGGGCACAGCGTGCTGAACAGCAGCGACGGCATCTTAGGCTGGACGAGCGCTGACAATTTCTTTCCAGCAAATGCCTTTGGTGTTTTGACGATGACCGGCGACATGACGAGCGCAACTGCCAGTGTGAGGGCAACCGCTTACAACACCGCAGGCGTCAGCGCATCCGCTCCATCAACGTCAGGCTCCGCGTCTGTCGCATCGTCGCAGTCGGATTTCACAATCGGTGCGTTGTCGGAACAGTTCTGGCTCACGGGACAAGTTGCTGAAATTGTCGTCTACAACTCGGCGCTATCTAGCACAGACAGGAACTCCGTTTGTGCATACCTCACGTCGAAATGGGCTGTTTCGTGAGCGACAACGAAACACTCACTGGCGCGAACTACTAAGGACTCACTTATGCCATTCTCATTCCCAGCATCGCCCAGCGTGGGCCAGACATCGACGCAGAACTCGCGGCAGTATGTCTACGTTGGCAATAACGCTTGGGAGCTGGTGGCACCAACTGCCATTGTCAGTAGCGTTGCCGGTCGCACTGGCGCTGTGACGCTCACGGCGGCAGACGTTTCGGGCGTGGCTGCGTCATCTGCCACCGGCATCACTGGCGCGACGGCGATCACCAACATCGTATCAATGACGCAGTCGTCGTATGACGCTCTCGGATCGAAGTCATCCACAACTCTCTACATCATCAACGGGTGAGTAGTGGCGATTAATCTCGGCACAGCAACACCATCGGCGTACAAGCTCGGCTCCGCGAGCGTGTCAAAGGTTTATCTTGGCACGTCACAAGTGTGGCCGGTTGCGGCGTCGTTTTCACCGATGGCGGTGCTGCTCACGAGCGGAACTAGCTACACGGTGCCATCCGGCGCAACGAGCATGAAGGCATGGGCCGTGGGCGGTGGTGGCTATGGATATGGCGGCGGTGGCGGTGGGACGGCATACAAGACGTGGACAGTAACAGGCGGATCGTCTGTTGCTTACGCTGTTGCGCCTGCTGGCACAACCGGAGGAGTGGCGAGGCAGGCAAGCACAACGGTGACTTATGGCGGAGCGACTATTAGCGGGCAGAGTGGTCGCACAACAGGCACCGGAACGACTTGGTACGGCACCTACTCTGGTGGTGACGGAGGCGCAAATGGCGGCGAGGGGCAGCAGTATGGTGAGCGCGGCGGCCCTGTCGGAGGCAATGGCACTGTCGCCTCATGCGGTCGCAGGCAAATGATTGACGTATCGGGACTTAAGGCAGCAGTTAGTCTGGCTGGTGGGAAAACCGTAGAGGACTGCGGCGCGACTGCGGCGTTTGGTTCGGGCGCATCAGGAAAGTTTGACACAACAAAAGCGTCAGGATACGGCGGCGGCGGCGGCACAAGCAGCAGGTCCGGCGGGTCCGGCGCCGTGGTTCTCTATTTCACATAGGTTCGTTATGGGCGAAGTCTTGCGATCTCCTGTTACTGGTAATGCGGTATTGCTGACGCCGCGTAGCGGCAGTCACTCGCTGGCATCGGCTGCGATCACGGCGTGGTATCCAAACACTGTCGTACCAGACGGGCAGCATCCGGCGGGCTCGCTTCCGCCTGAGTCGTGGAACGGCGAGTCGGGCTTTGGACTTATTGTCCGAAACCCAGTCGAGCGTTTTAGATCAATGGTCGCACATCGGCCGTGGCGGACGCTTGAGGAGCATCTAGACGCCCCTGCTTATGGCAGGCTTCCGAAAGGGACGTTTGCACGCTACTTCCGCTTTGAAGATCAGCTAAACGAAGCCGCCGAGTGGCTGGGACTGCCGACTCCGCTGCCGCAAGAGGACGCGACCAACGAGGCCGACAAGCCAATGCTAACGGCAGAGCAGGAGGCCCGCGTGCGGGGCATTTACGCTGAAGATATCGCACTGTGGGAGTCGTTGCAGTGACTGACAACGAAACCATCACCGTCGCCCTGGCCTACGCAGCTCTTGCGCTGGTAGGCCCGTTTGTTCTCACGCGACTTGTGAGGTGGGCGGAAAGCAGCGAAGCGCAGAGTCTGGCTGTGGAAATCGGGACGGCAATTGAGGGGGTGGTGAGATGAGCAGCGTCCTGCGAGGCATCGCCGACAGCCTAGCAATTGGTTTGCAGTCCGTGACGTGGGACATCACGTCCACCGTTGTTGAGCGTAAGAACTGGGCGAACATCGACGTAGACGCTATGAGCGTTCCTCGAGTGTTTGTTGTTCCAGGCAACGCAGACGTGTCGCGTCTTAGCCGTCAGATTATGCAAGTCGATTACACCGTGACGATATTCGTTGGTCGGCACGTCACGACGGACGCTGAAGTTGACGGAATGCTTGACCTCGCCGACAGCGTCATGCTCCAGGTGCGTGCTCATTCGTTCGGGCAGACAGTGACGTGGCCGGCTGGCGTGACGAGTCCGCAGACGGTCGCCATCGACTTGAATCCCGACGACGCACTGACAGAGCGGAACGTCTGGCGGGCAGTGATTACGGCGACGTATCGGGTGTTTGAGAGCAACGTGCTGCCGACTGTTTAGGAGGCCGGCATGTCCATCGTTGCAATTGACCCGTCGTTCTTCCCGGCACCGTTTCGATTTCGTGTAGGGACGAAGTTCAAGTGGGACTTGCCAAAGGTCAAGAAGATGCTTGGTGATGCGAACGCGCGTTCGCTCAAGAAGGCTGGGCGAGTTGTGTTCAATGTCGCTCGCAATAAAGGCAGCGTCATTAGCCGCAGAACACCGAGGCCGAAGACAGACATACGGTACAAGATAGGCGAGCGGCAGGGATACGAGCTGTACGCCGTGATCGACAAGGTGCCAAAGTCCGACATTGTGACCAGCTGGAAGACGAGCCGATTCCCTGACGGCTTCCTCTGGAAAAGCATCATGTATGACTACAGCACAACCAGCAAAACGGCGATTATTGGCCCTGGTGACACCCGAGGCTACAAGGTGGCTTCGCTCCAGGCGTACGGCGGCACGGCGAAATACTGGTTTCAGCCATTTGCCAGAAAGGGTCAGTCCAAGTACAGCCGCAAGGTGTACGGTCGTCTGACGAACTCGCAGCCAATGGCAGGCGGCAGGAACGGCGTTCCGCAGATGGGCGTCTTCTCGTTCACGCGGCAGCTGCGTGGCAGAGAGTACATGGAGCGAGCCACGAAGATCGCCTTGGCGTCTGGCAAGATTCCAGAGCAGTGGCGCAACGCACTTCGCTACGGCGGCGGAATCTAGCCACGGCACACCCGGTCTAGTTTCCGCCCTGCTGCCCATACCGTGAGCAAACCAGCCGCACCGCTGGCACTCTCACACAAGGGCAAGCCATGCCTACTACCACAACCACCGCCAGCGTCGCTCTCGGTAAGGACGTCACGATTGGTGGCGTCAACAACGTCAGAACATGCACGGTTTCAAGCTCTGCAAGCGATGTTGATGTCACCAAGCTTGGCGACACTTCGCGCAAGTTCAAGAAGACTCTGATTGAGCAGACCATTGAGCTTGAGTGCGTTGATGCTCCAGGCGTCAGTGCAGGCGGGTCGTTCACAATCTCTGGCACTTCGACAGGAAACGCCACGTTCATCTGTACCAATGTTTCCAAAAGCGCTCCGATTGATGGCATTGTGACATACACGGTTTCTGGATCTCGCTCTGCCTAGGCTACGGCCAAGGCCACCTAATCACACTCACGCATAGGAACAATCACAAATGGCTGTCACTCTTGGAAGAAGCGGCGAAACTCCTCCAGTCGGCACAAACATCATTTCGGCTACATACACCGAAGAGTGCGATACGATTGACATCACAAATCGCAGCAACTCAGGTGGCAAAAAGATCAGCAGCGCTGGTTTTGTCACGAAGACGTGGGAAATTGAGTGCCACGACGCGACCGGCCTGCAAGCGAGCCTTGACGGCACTGCGTCAGGATTCAGTGTTACAAGCATCACGGAGAACATCAGCGTTGATGGGGCAATAACGTTTAGCGTGACATTGAAAGAGATGGCCTGATGGCGATCACGCTTGGTAAGGACTGCACCATCAGCCTTGATGACGGAACCATCGCAAGCGCTCGCAGCGTGACGCTAACAGAGTCAGCACGCACCATCGACGTCAACCCGTTCGGGAGCCGCTACGCAGCAATCTACAGCACAGGGTACGAATGCACGGTGAACGTTGAGTTCAACGACGCTACCGACCTGGGCTCGGCGTTTACCAAGATGCACACAGGCGGAACTTTTGAAGTTAGGGGCGGCGCTGGTGGGTTTTCATTTTTTGCAGTGCTGACAGGGATAAGCGAGACGGAATCAATTGATGGAGTGGCGACGTTCACGCTGGAAGGAAAAATGACCGACACGAGTCTAAAGAGGTAGCAGGCATGCGTGAGTTTCGTGATGACCAAGGCAGGCCATGGCAAGTGGCGTTGACCGTCGCTTCTGCCCTGCGTGTCCGCGACAACGTCACAGTTGACGTCGTGGACGAGCAGACAGGCGAGAGGAAGCCTGTGCCGTTTGACTTGGTGGACGCTGCGAACATCTCGCAGACTTTCCAAGTGCTGCGAAGCCAGTACGCTAAGATTGGCGAAATCCTCTATGCGTTGCTGACCAAGCAAGTTGAGACCAAGGGACTGTCGCGGGAAGACTTCCTTGACGGTTTGCGTGGCGATTCGCTGGACGCTGCAACGAAAGCGCTTGAGCAGGAACTTGTCGATTTTTTCCCGCAGCGCCTCCGCAAGATGATCTCGTTGCTCGCTCAGAAAATGGACGAGGTCGCAAACGAGATGTTGGGTCGAGCGGAGGCGGGACTAGAGAAGGCGACGGTCGAGAGTCTGGCCGGAGCGTCTGGGACGCCATCTGGGAAGCCGCAGGAATCCTCGGAGTCCATCCAGGCGAGTGGACCGTCAGACAACTCTTCGCCGCTCGTGACAGCCGCCTAGAGCATCAGTGGTGGCATACCGCCAACCTGTTAGCGCAGGCAGCAAATATAAACAGGGACAAGCACTCGGCGAGAGTAGACCCGCGAAAGCTCAACCCATACGCCAAGCAGCCCAAGCCACGGCAAGCCACGCCGGAAGACCTGGCTAGGCTGTTCGGCAAGGACTGGCAGAAACACGTATGAGTTCCGCAGCAGTCAAAGCCGGCGGCGTGTTTGTCGAGATCGGTGCCGATCCGACAAAGTTCTTTGCGGCCCTCAAGGGTGTCAACAAGAACATCGGGTCAATCGGCAAGGCGATGACGTCTGCCGGCACGAAGATGGCAGCTTTGGGGGCTGGCGTCGTCGGCCCGATCTTCGCCTCTGCGGCAGCGTTCGCAAATGTTGGCAGTGCGCTCTTTGACATGAGCAAGCGGACGGGCGTTGCGACCGAGTCGCTGTCAGTGTTGCAGTTTGCGGCCGAGCAGACAGGCACCGACATGGGTGGCGTTGAGATTGCCGTAAAGAAGATGCAGAAGGCAATCTTCGCCGCCGGCAGCGGCAGCAAGGAAGCTGCGGAAGCTCTTGCGATGGTGGGTCTGTCTGCTGGCGACCTAGAGGGGCTGTCTGCCGATCAGCAGATGGGAAAGATTGCAGATGGTCTGATGGCAATCGAAGACCCTGGTGCAAGGGCTGCGATTGCCATGAAACTATTCGGCAAGTCTGGCACGGCGGTCCTGCCGATGCTTGAGGGCGGGTCTGCTGGCATGGCTGCATTTGCTGATGAAGCAAAGCGGCTCGGCCTGATTATGGACTCCGAGACGGCTGCGAAGGCTGACTCGCTGGGTGACGCAATTGACGCCGTGAAGTCTTCGATGAGGATGGCGTTCATCCAAGTCGGCTCAGCAGTGGCACCAATCCTGACGCAGCTGGCTCAGGGGCTTGCCATCGTTGCAGCCAACGTCGGGAAGTTCATTAGCGAGAATCAGGCGTTTGTAGTGTCCGTGCTCAAGGGCGGTGCTGCACTTGTGGTGGTTGGCGGCGGCGTGACTGTGCTTGGGCGCTCTATAACTCTCGCCTCTACGTCGTTCGGCACTCTCGGCAAGGCAGCATCTCTGGCTGTGTCGCCACTGACAATGCTGATCGGCAGCGCCAGCGGCGTCGCCAAGAGCTTTTCCCTAGTGGCGATGCCTGCCACGCTTAAGCTCGCAAACACCGTTGGCTCGTCAATGTTGGCGGCGTCTGGTTCTGTGACATCGTTTGCCGCCACGGCTGGCAGTGCGATGGCTGCATTTGCCACGTCATCCGCTACGGCGCTGGCAGGATTCGCTGCATCAAGTGCAGCCGGGTTTGTTCGGATGAGCGGTGCAGCATCCGCATCCGCTCAAGCGATGTTCCCGGTGTTCTTCACGGGATTCAATCGCGGCATCGCTGCCGGCGCTGGCTTTTTCTCGGCTACTCTTCGAGGTCTCAACGGCGTCGTGATGGCGTCAAGTGCTCTGCGTAGTGCAATGTTCGCTGTGTCTGGTTCCGGCATGGCTCGCTTTGTCAGCGACATCGTCGGCGGCCTGACGCTGACGTATAAGTCTTTTGTCTGGTGGGCTACTGGTGCGTCAGCACGGATGGCACAATACGCCGCCAATCTCACGGGTGCTGTGGGCAAGACGATTGCATCGACGGCTGCGATGTCTGCGGCGTGGCTTGGCACGGCTGCTCGTGGCGTGGCTACGTTCGTCGGCTCTGCCGTGGCTGGCATCGGCACCTATCTCGGTGCCGCTGCTATGGCTGTGGCTGGCTCTGTGGCGTCTGCCGCTGCGGTGGCAGCTGCGTGGCTCGCACCGCTCGCACCACTGCTGCTCTTGTCTGCTGCTGCTGTAGGCGTCGGCGTCGCCGTCAAACAATTCGGCCCGCAGATCGCCGGTGCCTTCTCTGGTCTGGCTGGCTACGTGACCGAGGCTGGCGGTGCTATCGCTGGCGGCTTTTCAACTGCCGTATCTGACGGCATCGCCGTCCTCGGCGACCTCGCCACAACTGCCACGACCACCTTCAACGGAATCTATGAATCCGTTGCTGCCGGCGACTTGTCCGGTGCGATGGACGTCCTCTGGGCGGGGTTGCTCGCCGGCTGGCTGCGTGGCGTTGAGGCGTTGATGTCGTACGTTGATCCCATGACGTCCATGATGCAGAACACTTTCACGTACCTGTCTGCCACAGTCCTTGAAATCTGGGACGGAATGCTGAATCGAATGGCGGCAGGATGGGACGTGATGGAGTCAAATGTTCGTAAGGGCTGGAACTTCTTGAATGCAGCGTTCCAGGGCGCAGACCAAACCGCACTGAATGACGTCGCTATTGATAAAGAGATGAGGCAGCGAGCATCTGCACGCGGGAAAGCTGTGCCACTGGATTACGCTGGTGCTGCTGACTCAGTCGCCGCTGGCCGTGAGGCGGCAAACGGCCAGCGAGCCGCTGACCGTCGTGCTGCCACTGTCGCAGCTGAAAGAGCGCTGTCGTCAATGGTTAGCGGCAAGTCTGCGACTCGAGCCAAGAACTCGCAAGCAGACGATCTCTTGGCGTCCATCAAGGGCGCCACGTCAGTTGACCAGCTGGCTGGCGTCGGCGGTCTAGGTGATCAGTTCACGACAATGCGTGACCTCGGGAGGCTTACGAGCGAGCAGGAAACGATGCTGTCTGACGCTCTGGATAAGGCTGCGGAGGGTCTCACCGCAACGGCGACTGGCGGAGCAAAGGGGGCAGGCGATCAATCTGCCACCAGCAAGGCCGAAGTCGCTGGCACCTTCTCCAGCGTCAACCTCGGCGGCATGGGTTTCGGATCGTCGCTCGCTGAACGCACGGCGAAGGCCGCGGAGGAGACTGCTAAGAACACACGCAATCTCTCCGGCGACGGAAGGGTGGCAGCGTAATGGCAGACCTTGTTTGGGTAGAAGACGGCGACTCGCGTCAAGCCACGATTGTGCGTCGTGGCAAGAAGGCGACGTCGTCGTACGTGAAGTCATACAAGATTTTCGGCACTGCCGACGACACGGTGCTGCACAACGCCGTCAACGCCGAAATCAGCAACAACGGAAGATACTGGCAGTACCCTGGTTCCACCGGCATGCAGCTGATGGCAGAGTCCTACTCTGTCTCGTTCCTCGGCGACAATGCGTGGCAAGTCACGATTCAGTATGAGAAGACCGGTGCCGAGACGGAAGAGACTGAACCGCTGAAGCGCTCGAGGTCGTTTGACACGACCGGCGGGACTCAGCACATCACGCAGGCTGCTCAAGGCGACCTATTCAGCGTCAAGGGGAACACTGTCACTACATCAAGCCCAGAGCGGCGATTTCCTCCTAGTGCGCCGGTGATGAGCGGTGCAATCGGTGTTGATTCAAATGGAGTCAACGGCGTCGATATTGTGGCGCCACAGCTTCAATGGCAAGAGCAGTACGACGTTCCCAACAAGTACGTGACGAGTACATACATACGTGGTCTTGCCGGAATTACTGGCACTGTCAACAACGCTGCCTTCCGTGGCTTTGCTGCTGGCGAGGTTCTCTTTCTCGGCTGCTCTGGCAATCAAGAATGGGACGACCAGAAAGGCAAAGGCCCGTGGTCGCTGACGTATCGATTTGCGGCATCGCAGAACGTGACCAACAAGACGATCGGCAACATTTCTGGAATCGACAAAAAAGGGCACGAGTATTTGTGGGTGAGATACGAGGACTCAGTCTCTGGAACTGATCTCATCAAGAAGCCAAAGGCGGTTTATGTGGATAAGGTCTACATGGACGGCGATTTCTCCGAGCTTGGAATAGGAACAGGCTGATGCCACGCCCAGACGGACGCATCGAACAGGGCCAGCCGCTGCGCGGTGCTATCTCGGCAAGGGCGTGGAATCGGGCGCAGGACGCAGCTGACCTTGTGCTTGGGGCACATGCGGGCGTGACGGCTGGTGCCGCGCAGCCATTCTCAAACAGGCTTGTTGCGACTGTCCAGGTGCAGATTCCATACAACTTCACAAACGGAATGCCGCCTGGGATGGCCGTGTCAATCAATGGCTCGCAAAGCGAAATTAAGGGTCAGACCACAGGAACCTCCTACTCAGGTATTCTTGCAGTTGAGTATTTGCGTGGTGGGCTGACATACATCGGCAGCTATGACTCAAGCGCTAACGACACGCTTGGAATAACCATCGATGGAAGCTCCGCCGATGCGTTGTCTCTTGTGTGCGTGCCTGTTGTGATTTCAGGTCTGGCTGTTGTCAGGGTGAGGAAGTTTGACGGCTCGCATAAGTTTGCAGTCCGCCCTATCCGACGAATCTCTGAGGCTGGCGTACAGCAACATTTTGGCATCCTTGATTCGCATCCATGCGCGTGCGAGTCAAGTGTCAAGGTTGTGTCGTATGCAGGCAATGCAACGACGTTCACGGACTCAACGAACGCGCCTATCGTCTGGGCTATTGTGATCGTATGACGTGCCAGCAATCGTTCTATCGACTGCCGATCTTGCGGCCAATTGGAACGCAGGACACGGAACGTGCCTCTTGGGAATCGCCGATTAGCGCCGACATTCAGCCTTGGTGGCTGTCGCATCCGTCCTTTCAACCTCCTGATAGCAGCAGATACAAGAGTGACCTGTGGAGCGTTGGTTGGGATGGCGGGCCAACATCTGCAAGCGTTGTTTTCCGGAAAGGGTATGGCGGCTACACGTTCACAAGCGACGCTCAGCCTCGTGATCCAGATGCTTACTGCCCGTGCAACGCAAACTGCCTGACGACGCTGGTAATTGCGCGAAGAGCAACCGAAGTGCAAGCCCCACAAACGCGCGCGGTTGATGAGGCAGCCGACGGCGTCGTGACGGTAAAGGCGTTTTTCTACAACAAGGATAACCCAACGCAGAGGTTAGACGGCATTTTCTTGCGAATGAAAACTTTAGTTGTTCCATTCCTCGTAAAAGCAATATCTGACAGCATCCCAAGCTATTTCAGCGAAGACAGGACTAGCCAGCTGGGGTTGTTTTCTCAAGGCGTTGATTCGCATTCATTCTTCGTGCGAGGCAAGCCGTCTGCGATCATGTCGTACTCAGACGATTCAAGTCTCTATAACCATCGCGCATCAATGCAATACTTGGGGAGCAATCCTTCGCCCCTCAAAACAGGGCTAACTCGAGGAAGAATCTACCATCAAGCCCTACACACTTTTGAGTTTGGCAGAATTACTGGCGGATCGCTTAATGTGCAAGAGACGCAATGCCAAGTTGATTGCGCTAATCGATATTTGACGCTTGGCATGGATCGCGACTCCGCTTTTGCGTGCGTTGGATCAAAGCCAGTGAATGACGTTGGTTTGTATCAAGGCTATGGAGACTACTACGGACCATACAGAGATATGTGGAACGGGTTCATACCACGAGTGTTTTTCAGTCCCATAGCCATCAATACAAATGAGTACGCGGATGATCGGTATCGTCAGCCGGTAGATTGCCTTGACAGGCATCCTCTGAGATTTGAAATTGAAGTCACGCAATCATCAAAAACCCTTTTGCTTGACTCAGACTCTCGATCTGGCCCGCCTGTAGATATTCTGCTTCCTAGTTTGACTGCCATACCGTTTGAAGGCAGAGAAGTTCACGACATACGCGCTAGGGTAGCAACCAGCACGCAAGCATCTAGATCAGCATCGCTTGCGGCGCATGAGCAATATTGCTTTTTTACAGCGATGACTTTTGCGGCGCAATGGAAAGCCGCAGAGGTTTCGTATTGGCCTGCAGCGCAGCCAAAGACGGACATAGCCTTGCCAATTGGTTCTACTGCGTGCAACAACGGAATCAATGCGTTAATGACTGTATCGCTGACGCATGACGCGGCTGAGAAAGCACTTTCCGAAAACAAAACGGTCGCTGCCGTTGCTGCATTGAGGGAGACGTTGCGGAACCAACAAGGCACTGTTCCTCGATGGCCGGACGCTGTTCCTCTAGGCAGACAAGTTGCTGGCTTGCCATCATTGCCAGCCAACTTTGACTCAATGTTTGATGAGTACGGCAGGTCAAAATACAACTGGTATTTAGGCGACACAGAAGTCACTTCGTTTAGTGGTAAAAAGCTCGGTCATTTCGGTGATCTGAGCGTACAGCTAAAGCAACAAACGTCAGACGGAACGCCAACTCCTTCCCAGTGGAGTGGAGTTATCACGTCAAATGCAAGAACGCCAGCAGCAACTACAGGGGCTGACCCGCAAACTTACACCACCACATTTTCGCTTTACACAAGTGACGTGTTGTGGCCCGAGTGGAATCAAAAGCTGTACGTAGCCGACCCGCTTGTGTACGACTGGAACATATTGTGGTCACTTTCAGACATTGACAGCACAGAATTTGGTTCAGATGGTGTTGTCAGGCCATACAAGCCGTTTAACAACAGAAACGCAATCAGAAGTTTTGTTACTGACGAAGTCGTTCTAGGTTTTAGGATCGGCGAAGACTTCACGCGGTATCACTTTGTCGATGAGCATGAGGCTACCAAGCAAAGCGATGCTGATCTCAAAGGAATACCTCCTGGGCCAGATATAAAAGGCAAGCCATTCACGCAGCGTTGGACGGAGGCAAAGGCCAAGTTTAAGCAGGACGTTGTCGATTTGTGGACGAAGTGTGCGAACTTCAGTGAGTCAGTGCAGGTGACGATGTACTCGGAACTGCGATCACTTGAGGCTCGCGCTCAATTTGTTCACAACTCAGCGAGTTACAACGCCACGTCGCCTCTGCGTGCAACTGGCGAAACAGTCCCAGCGCCTTACCCTGAATGGAATCTCCAGCATTGGTTTGGCCGCAGCGGCACATCCGTTTATGGTTCAAGTGAAAACGGAGTCGCGACCGCAGACGATCCGATGCTGCGGATTGGTTTGCTTGGCAACGTATGCGACGTGACAGAGGTTGACGTGTACGCAGCTGATGTCTCGTTTGGTGAGCCTACCGAAGTGCTGGTCGAAGGAGAGTTATGGAGAAATTACGAAGGGCTCAGGAAAACTCCGCATACCCGCAAATATTCGGTTCCATGCACTGTCACATTTTTTACGACCAAGAAAACGCCAACAAAAGTCATCAAAATCTATCGCGCAATCGGCGACCCTCAGTTGAACCTGAGCGAATTCAAGATTTCCTCCGACACAGGCGAGTTGTACCAGTGGTTGCCGTCAATTGATCGAGGCAACAAGGCGAGGCATGGGATCACTTCGTATTCCGCTTCGTGGGTTTGATCTCGCCTCGCCATCCGCTTGACACGCCTGCCACCCTAGTGGCATGGGACGCACCAAGCCATCAGCAAAGCCAGCAGCGGTGATCCTGCCGCCCGACCTCGACGACGACGATGAGCACGCCGGCGGCGGCATCCCCGACGACGACGGGTGGATACACCTTGAAGGGAAGGAGCCCAAGCGTGAAGACGAAAAGTCGAAGCGGCGGCCTGCTCGAGGACGTGCGAAAGGCAGTAAGTGACGCCCGGCACGGGCCTGCGACTTGGTACGAGCGGCTGGCACACGAGCACCGTGCAGAACTGGACGCCATCAAAGCAGAGTGGACGGCTGGCGAACTCGGCAGCCGCAAGAAGACCGTGGCAAGAGCACTAGCCGAGAATATGCGTGTCCGTGGCATCTCTGACGTTGGCATGCAGGGAGTAATTGCATGGCTCGAAAAAGCTTGAGAGACGATGTCGCTCGAGATGTTGCCAAGGATCAGGTGTCAAAGGCTGCTGCCGCCAACCCTGACGCTGAACAGGTGACGCAGTCGCGGTCTGGCGACGTGCTTGAGGCACGCTCAACGTCCAAGCGAATCAAGACAGTCGAGGACTTGCTGCGGCACATTGAGGCGGACATGAGCCGCTTTGAGATTGCAGCGAGCGAGGCGACGAAGTGGGAATGCGGCGACGGCGACGGTTCATCGATTGAACTGCACCGTGTGTTCGTCAGGCTCAAGCCAAAGGGTGGGCCGACGACACGCGAGGTGGTGCAGGCGATGATTGACGCCGCCCGCAAGGACATCCGAAAGCCTTTGACCAAGTCTGTCAAAGCACCAAAACGTGACGCACCGTGGCAAGTTGTAGTTGTTGCCGATCCGCACTTCGGGAAATACGCATGGGGCAAGACGACCGGCGGCGATGACTACGACCTTGACATCGCCGCCAGCCTGGTGGGCGACACTGGCACGCAGCTGCTGGCTACCGGCGACACGCACAAGCCAGCGAGACGCACGATTGCCTTCGTTGGCGACCTCTTCCATTACGACCGACCGGACGGAAGTACCACAAGTGGTACACCGCTGGAGCGTGACGGGCGGCTTCAGAAGATGATTGCAGTCGGATGCGACACGCTTTTGTCTCTTGTGCGGCAGTCCGCCGAGACGGTGCCTACTGACGTGGTGATCGTTAATGGCAACCACGACGAGGTGCTGTCGTGGACGTTCCAGCGAATCATGCAGGAGCGCTTTCGCGGGTCTAAGTCTGTGTCTGTCAAGGCAGATTTCACAGGGCGGCAGTACCTGACGCACGGGCGGAATCTGTTGGGCTTTGTTCACGGACATCGAGCAAAGAAGAAGCTGCCGCAGATCATGGCGTTGGAAGCGTCACGCCAGTGGAGCGAGTGCCCATACCGCGAGTGGCACACAGGGCACTTTCACTCGCAGGCTGCTGAATGGCAGCGACCAATTGAGACGCTTGACGGCGTCATCGTCAGGACGGCGCCGGCACTTTGCCCGCCAGACGATTGGCACAGCGTCAACGGATTCATCGGCTCTCGGCAAGCAATGGAGACCTTTCTGTACGACCCTGCTGGCGGGCTTTCCTCAATGCACGTTGCAGGAGTGCTGACTAGTTGACGCATGGGCTACGACTTGAGTGACGACATCACTCGCCGCAGACGTGGCACGACTTCTAATTGGAAGGAAAAAGATGCAAGGATTTATTACGGATTTGCAGGACACCAACGCACAACTCCGAGCAGCCGTAGAGACCCGCCTAGCCGGTGGCTGCTGCGACGGTGGCAAGTGCCAGCCGGCGGACGACGCACCCGAGCGGTGGCGTGTGGCAGCACAAGCCAGCGCCGAGAAGTACCACGCCGAGCGAGCCGAGCCCGATGAGCAGATCCCGGTTGATTGGATTCTGCAAGGACAGAAGGAAATGGACGCAGCACCGGACGACATCCGCTGGACGGGTGACAGCATCCTTGCCAAGGATCACGACGACGTCAGTCCTGCCGAGAGATTGCTGATGGATGCCATTGACGTCGTGCGTGACCGACGACCGAAGTACGGCGGGCCGAAGCACCACTTCCGTCGCACCATCGGGATGATCAACGCCGCTTTCGCCGACGTGCTGAAGCGTCCGCTGACTGAAAGCGATTGGGCAATATTCATGACGTTCGACAAGGTGGCACGATTCCTCGGGCCAAACAAGACGGCAGACGGGCCAATCGATCTTGCTGGCTACGCAGCCTGCCTCGCCGAGTGCGAGTCGGCAGAGCCGGTCTAGTTTGCCGCCCGCCCCGCCTAGTCTGACGGGATGGCAGCAGACCATCCATCCGCCGTCGCCGGGCTCGACGCACAAGTCATGTCGTTCCTGTCGGACGCCCGGCGCACGGCGGCTGACGGTCTGACGTGGCAAGAGTTCGGACGGTTGATGGTCTCTCTGCTGCGTCTCGCCGTGGAGACGCTTGACCGAGTCAAGACGCTTTCCGGTCCAGAGAAGAAGGCTATTGCCATTGCTGCCGTCGCTGCACTCTTCGACACGACGGCGGGCAGCTGCGTGCCGCTGATGGCATATCCAGCGTGGGCAATTCTTCGCCCAGCACTTCGTGCGTTTGTGCTCGCTCTAGCGAGCGGTGCCGTGGAATCCATGATCCCTATGGTGAGGTCGTCAACGTGATCACAGCGTTACTTGTGGCTTTCGCCGTCTATGTCCTTGCCGGTCAACAGATCACCGAGAAGGCGAAGGCGTTCATCGCTACGGCAAAGATGCCGACGATTGACGGCAAGCACGTCGCCGCACTCGCCCTGGTCGTGGCTGCTGCGATTGCGTTCATGCCCGGCCGCTCGAGTAGCCCGACGCCGCAGCCCGTTCCAGTGCCGCCTGATGCGTTCAGCCTGAGAGGCAAGTTCATCGGCCCGACCGCTGCCGAGGATGCTGCGACGATGTCGGCTCTGTGCGGCGAGCTCGCTGAGTGCATCGAGTACGACGGCAAGCACGACCAGCGACTCAAGACCGGCGTTGCGTTCGACGACCTGCGGATTGCCGCCCGAGAGATGCGTTGCAAGGGCGAGAGCATAGGTGCTCGCCAGCCGCAAGTGCGAGACGCCGTACACAAGTTTCTAGACGATTCTGTTGGTTCGTCTGGCGGTCCAGTGACGCCCGAGAGCCGGGCGGCTTGGGTGGCTGCACTACGTGACCTGTCGAGGGCTGCTGCCGATGTCACGCGCTAACCGTTGGTCTGTCGGTGCTGTCACGTTCGTCATTGTGATGGCGATCCTCGGCGTGCTCGTTGAGCGTGCCACCAAGAGAGTCGCCGCACGGATTGATGGGCAGTTCGGATACGTGCCCGATCCTGTCGGGACGCGACAGTTTCTTGCTACCCTCGGTGACGAGAAGTATTTCTTTCAGGCTGGTGCCGAGGCAATGGAGCAGGCCAAAGGCATTGACGTCTTTTTGTATCGCCAACTGGATGCCGCACATCGAGCACGCTACGGCAAGCCGTTCGTCGTCGGCAGGCAACTCATCGGTGATTGCGTCAGCTGGGGCGCGATGCACGCTGTCGCCGTCTCGGAGGCTGTGTCGTGGTCGCTTGGCAAACTGCCTGAGCCGCCACTGATGCCAGCAACAGAAGCGTTGTACGGTGGAGCCAGGGTAGAAGCCCGCAATAAGCCTGGCGACGGTGCCCAGCCCTACGGCGGATTTTCAGACGGTGCGACCGGCTTCGGTGCTGCCAAGTTCCTGCGTGAGTTTGGAGTCGTCTATCGCCAGAAGTATCCGTCTGCGGATCTCACTGAGTATTCGGGCGAGCGTGCCCGCCAGTGGGGAGCCTACGGCTGCGGTGGTCAGGGTGACGCGGGCCGATTGGATGCCGAGGCAAAGAAGCATCCGCTGCGGCATGTGGTCGCCGTTCGCTCTTGGGCTGAACTTGCGGCAGCGTTGGAGTCAGGATATCCCGTGACGCTGGCGAGCTCGCAGGGCTTCACTTCGACACGCAGTAAGGAGGGCATCTGCGAGGCTTCTGGGACATGGCAACATCAGATGTGTGCCATAGGAATCCGCCACAAAAAGAACGGGGCACCGGATGACTTGTGCCTCGTGCTCAATAGCTGGGGACCGAATTGGTGCGGACCGAAAGAAAGCAAGTTCCCGAGCGACCAGCCTGACGGATCGTTCTGGGCACGCCGCAGCGTCATTGAAGGGATGCTTGAAGACGCATGGGCCATAGGCGACACGGCGGGCTTCAAATACCGAGACATTCACCACGGAAATTGGCTCTCGCCTTCACCAAACTAGGAGACACGCATGGGACTGCTTCTGTGGATTGCATTCGGTGCCGTCGTCGGCGGCATCGCCAAGTGGTTGATGCCCGGTCGCTGCCCTCAAGGCTGGGTGCCCACCATCGGACTCGGCATCATCGGCTCTCTCGCTGGTGGTCTGCCGTTCGGGGACGCTCCCGCCGGGCTCATCGGCAGCGTGATCGGTGCCTGCGTTGTGATGTTTTTCTACTCGATCTGGAGCGTTGACCGATGACACGACGAGAAATCCAATCCGCTCTGGTCGTCGGCCTGGTCGCCGTGGCTCTGACTTGGTGGGCCGCCACCAGCGACTACAGCCCGGTTAAGCCAGAACCGCAGCGTCCCGTCCTGCGGCTTATCCAGCGGCTCGCCCGCCTCGGACTCTGGGCAATGATGTTCGCCGAGCAGCCGCCATCCGAGCAGGCGTACGTCGTCCACGCTCGCGTAGACGCCGATGGGAACCGAGTCCTCAACCACGGGCAAGGGTGGTAATCATGTGGCAGTACATCCTCTCGGTGCTTGCGGCCCTGTCCGCTGACCCTGCCCAGATCGACCGTGAGGCACCTAGAGCCTCGGCGGCGGTCTCGGCAGCGTATGCCACCACGGCGACTGAGAAGGCGCCAGAGCCCTTGCCAGAGCCTCCTAGGCCCAGCTGCTGTACCGAGTGCGGCGGCAAGGGATACATCACCCACGGCGACGGGCACCGGACTGCTTGCCCGTGCCCATCGTCCTGCAAGTGCAAAACCCCGCCCGGCGCGTCGCTCACGCCTGTTTCATCTGCTCTGCCTGCGGGCGGGAGGTGACGGTGGGCGACGCGCCGGCTGGGATGCTGGCGCACTTGCGTGGCCGGCTGCGAGCAGAGATCGGACCTCAAGCCGTCAAGGCTGGCAGGGCGTTCGATGAGTTCGTAGACGCCATCTGCCGCTGCTGGAACGCAGAGCATTGGACGAAGCTGGCGAGGACTCAGCCAGAATCGCAGATGCTTGCCGTGATGGACGCCAAGGTGCTCATCGCCAAGGTTGGCGAGGACGTCGAAGCCATGTGGGGATCGTCGCCGGAACTGCGAACGCTCTACGCTGACGTCGGGCACCAGGCTGTCGAGGTGTTTGCTCGCCTCTGGTTTGAGTCAATGGCGAACCGTACGTGGATGCGTCAGGCATGCAAGGAAGCCCGACGAACTTGACGTCTGTGCAACACTCACCGCATGGGCGAGGTACAGCGTTCATTCATGACCGACGATGATTTGCCGCCAGCAAAAGGCAAGCGACGCCGCATGCCCGAGAGGTTGACGCCACCCATGCGGAAGTTCCTGACGAAGCTGGCGAGGATCGGTGCTCGGGTCACTTGGTGCATCGAGTTGCTTTACGATCCCAGCAAGGGAGGGCAGGGCGAGTTGTCAGACAGAGCCAGGGCGGGAGACCATACGCTCGTCCTCGACACTGTCCGCGAGGTGGAATATCGAGCGTCGCAGCTGGCCGAGGACATAGAAATATTCATGACGCCACCGGAAAAGCTGCCTTCTGAACCGGGCAAGCCAGCCAGGGTGGAAGCGATGGCGAGACGGCAGGCGGCGAAGCTGCACATCTTTGACTGATCGTATCGGCAAACGTACACATTTTGTGGTTTTTGCAACACGTTTGGGGCAAGTGTCGCTACACGTAACATGACGGTTCGTGCGACTAGGTGTGCAGTCGCTCCATCAGCTTGCGGAGCGCGACAACGCCGGGATCGTCTTTGCCTAAGTGGTCGTCTGCCCAATCTGCGACGATCTCAATCGCCGTCCGATTTTCGTCGGTGAGCGTGGGTGCCCGGTTCCACTTCACTCGCTCCTCGATCATGGCGGAAGCCAACTCATACGCCCGTGTAGCGAGAGTGGTGTCTCCGAGGTCGCCAAGCGATTGGTCCGCCAGCAGCCCCGTCAACGCCGCAGCGGCGAACGTGTCGCGGTCAGTCATCTAGCAGCCCCGGCCTTTCTCTGAGCATCTCGCGAATCCCCTCGAGGTGCCGTCGCGTCTCCTCGCTTGGTTCGCCGTGCTTGAGGATGCTGCGGCAGTGCTGATCGACCGCCCAGATCGCCGACTTGGCGTCGCGCCCCTGCATGGCAGCGTCGAACTCGGCCTGTTCGTCTGGCAATCGGAAGCGGAGGATGGCGTGCATTTTCGTGTTTCGCGAATGTGGAACGCCCGATTGTGGCGCAAGCGTCAAATGTTAGGGAATGTCGGCTCAAATGCTTTAGGGGCAGACGTTTCGTCACATTGACAGAGTTGGTCAAGGATTTGGGTCTTCGTTCCTTGCGTCCAAATCCAGCTTCGGCAGGTAGTCCAGCGCCCTTTTCGCCTGCGTGATTCTCGGGTCTAGGTAGTGCTGCCGCGTCATTTCCGGCGATGCGTGCCCGAGGTGCTCTGTAGCGTCACCGCCGCCAAGTGCCACGTAGCTGGCCGACGACTTCCGCAGCCTGTGAAAGCCCGTGCCACGCACACCAGCCCGCCGGCACAGCAGCCTCAGGCTGGGCCAAAGCGAGTGGTACGCTCGATCCCAACGCCACACCAGAGCCTCGGGCGGGCCTGCCTGCATCCGCATCATGTCAGCCAAGTCTGGCGTGATGGCTCGCTGGATGTCGGTGCAGCGTCCCTTTCGCGTCTCGGCTCTAAACAGGAGCGTCTGCCCGTCTAGGTCAACATCCTGCCAACGAATCTCAAGCAGTGGAGAAATACGTTCGCCGCTGCACCAAGCAGCGTAAATAATCGTGCTCCACCACCAAGCGGCTGGCTTGCCGTCAATGTGCCCTATCCGCTGCTTCGCCAGCCGGATGAGCCGCGAGACCTCATCGACTGTGTACGCCTGCGGAGCGTGGCGAATCTTCCGCATCCGTGGCAGGGATAGGAACTCAACGTCTGTGCCGTCTGAACGCTTCAGACGCTTCTTACCGGCCCAGTTAGCCAAAGCTGTCAGTTGGGACTTGTCCTTGGCTACCGAGGCGGCAGAGGGCTTGCCACGCTTCCGTGGAGTGGCTGCACGCCAGCGGAGGAATCCGGCGACGACCAAGTCGTCGATGTCGTCAATCGTCGGCTCGTGCTTGAGGAACTCGGCAAAGCGGTCAAGCGTGTGCCCGTAGAGCACCACCGTTCTGTCAGTCAGGTTTTGAAGAATCGCGTATCGGTTCAGCACATCTCTCAGCGTCATTGTTGTCGTCCTTCTCGTGTAGAAGGGCATAGTATACAGCGGTGTACAGGTGTACAAGGGGGGTAGTCCCGCCCTCTCCGCTAAACATCCGCCCGGTAGCCATCCTAAAGCTGCCGGGCGGGCCGGGCAACGAGCGGGACGGGAATCGGTGAGGACTGGAAATCTTGCGTTAGTTTGACCAACTATCGGTTGGTGGTAGTATCTGAGGAATGGTCAGCATGTCTCACAACATCGACGGCATCGAGTACCTCACGATTGCGGAGGCCGTTGACTACATGGGCTGCACCGATGGCTGGGTGCGGATTCTGCTGCGAACCAAGAAACTTCGCGGCAAGCAAATCGGGCAGCGGCTCTGGCTCGTTACCCGAGAGAGTGCGTCTGAAATGCGTGACAACCTCACGACTAGGGCGAAGGGGAAAAAGCACCTCGCCAAGCGGCCTGCTGCATCTAGGCAAAAGCCCAAGAAAGCA